ACATATACAACATAGACCTTGTTCCTGCCACAGACTTTGAACGTATGCGTGATTTGGCTATGGTTGAAAAGCGTGGTGGTGTTGTTGGTGCATATTCACAATTCTTGCCAACTTTGGCTAATGTTAAACCTGGTACTGAAGATATGGGTCCTTTATTCTCTCGTCAATTCTTCCTAGAAGATATTATGGGATTTACATCTGAACAAAGAATTAGAAATGACAAACTAATTGAAGAAGAAAAAGCTGCATTATTAGCCAGTGCTGAAGCCGTAAAGGAAGAAGGTGGCGATGAAAATGAAGATTCTGATGATGATTTGGGATTCTAATTTAAACTTATATAAATACTTATATAGAAGGATTGGATTTCATTATGAATTTACAAGATTATATTAAAAACGAAATGCAGAAAACTGTTCCATTGAATGAAAATACAGCTGAAGCAGGTGATACTGAAGTATTCAAAGGTTCACAGTGGATGGGACCTCATCACCACAAATATGTTATATGGGATAATTTAACTGGATATGGTTATACAAGTGATGTAATCATAGATAATCCAGAACATAAAACAGATTTACCATGTGTTGCTTCACATATTCATTTAATCGTAAATTGGGAAGTTTTACCTTTGGGCGATGGTCATACACATAAATTAGAAGAACCATCACAAGTTGCACCAGATACAGATATTGGAACACGCCCATTACATGTTGCTGTGGTTAAGGACAGTTCTGTTGATGTAAAGCAGTAAATATAAAAAAATATATAAACAAAAACGGCACCGTTGGGGAACGGTGCCTATCTAACACAATAATAGAGGTATTATGTCAGATATATTATGTATATGTAAAATATGTCAAAAACAATTTAATTCATTAAGTGCTTTAACTGCACATTTAAATTCTACACATAAAATAAATTCTAAAAGTTATTATGATACTTATTTAAAAAAAGAAACTGATGGTAAATGTATAGAATGCGGAAAACAAACAAAATGGTTTAACCTCAGAAAAGGATATAGAATATTTTGTTCACATAAATGTTGTAATAACAATAAAGAAAAATTGGAAAGAAAACGAGAAACTATTAAAAAGATTTCAATGGAAAGGTATGGTGTTGAACACTATACAAAATCTGAAGAATATAAAAAGAAACATGCAGAAGCTTGTAAAGCAAAATGGGGTGTATCTTCATATTTTGCTACAAAAGAATTTTCAGAACAGCGAATAAAATATAATAAAGAAAATTTTGGTGTTGATTATACATTTCAAAGGAAAGATGTCAAAGAAAAAATAAAACAAACTAAAATAGAACGATATAATGATGAATTTTATTCAAATCGTGAAAAAGCACAACAAACTTGTATAGAATTATATAATGAACCTCATTATTCAAATCGTGAACAATGCTGGAAAACATTTGAAGAAAAATATGGTACTAAAAATATATTTACTTTAGACGAAATCAAAGAAAAACGAAAAGAAACTTTAACTAAAAACCACGGTTCTACTTCATATAATAATAGAGAATTATGGAAAGAAAATTGTATTAAAAAATATGGCACTTTATGTTTTTCACGAATGTATTTGTATAATAATAAATATTTTTCCAGTTCATGGGAATTAGCATATTATATTTGGTTAAAAGACCATAATATAGAATTTGAATATCAACCAGATACTATTTTTTCTTATGAATATGATGGCATAAATCATAAGTATTGTCCTGATTTTAAAATAAATGAAAATATAATTGAAATTAAAGGTACACATTTCTTTAAAGATGGAAAAATGATTTGTCCTTACGATAGAAATAAAAGGACAAATGAAGAAAATGAATATATAGATGGTTTATTTGAAGCTAAACATCAGTGTATGATAAAAAATAATGTTAAAATTATAACAGATTGTTCTGATTTCTTAAAATATATAAATACAATATATGGTATTAGATACCTACAAAATTTTAGGAGATGATATATGTCATTAGCAAACAATTTTTCTGTGTTTACTACTTCCATCAAAAACCAAAGTGATTTGGCAAAGAACTGGCTCTTCCAGGTTATTTTTGAATATGAAAGTGGGTCCGCACTATCTAAAATAATTGGTACAGATGATTTTATGCTTCGTGCTAAAACTGCTAGTTTACCACAAAAAGAATTTGGTGAACTTTCTACAGAATATATGGGTTCAAAAATAGTTTATCCAGGTAAAGCCACAATGGCTGGTACATTGGAAGTACAATTCGATGAATTTCAGGATATGCTTATTTCAAAGGCATTCCATAGATGGCAAAATTTACTTTTCAATGGTGCTTTCCAGAACGATATAGATGTTGGTGGTATTACAGGTGGTGCTTCTTCAAATTTTCTTAAGGATTATTGTGCTACTGTTCGTGTAGTTCTATTTGATTCTGCTTTGAAAGAAAAACTTCCTATTGAATATAAATTCTATTATGTTTGGCCTAAATCTGTAGCTACTGCAAGTTTGGGACAGGAAAGTTCTGAAAAAATTCAAAGAAGTGTTACCTTGCAATATTCTACATACGAAGTAGTTTCTACTGCTGAATAATTGAAATATTTTGAATAAGTTAAAAACCAAGACTTATGTGTCTTGGTTTTCTTTTTGGTCAGATTTTAAAAATCTGACTAACTTTTTATTATAAATAAAGTGTGTTAATCACAAATGTTCATTAATAATTGGAGGAATCATAATGGAAAAAATTCTTGAAAAACTTGCCGGTGTTCTTACTGCAGAAGATTTACAGGAAATTAAAGAATCCTTTGAATCAGCTGTGGAAGAAAGACTTAAAATCAAGTTAGCCGAAGAAACTGATTCCTTAACCAAAAAAGCTGATGAATTTTGTAAACAAAAAATCAAAGAAGCCGTAGATAAGAAAACAGCCGAATTAGAAGACCTTGCCAACAAATATTGCGAAGAACGTTGTGCTAAAATTGCATTAAAAGAACAAGAAAAGTTGAACGCACAGTGCAAGAAATTGGAAGAAGCCGCTGAACAATATATCTACGAATTTTTTGATGAAAAATTCACAGAAAAATATGGTCAGGAACTTCAAGCTCTTGAAGAAAAGGTTATTACCGGATTAGATAAGTATCTAGAATATAATATCTCCGAGAAGATTAATGACAAGCTCATAACAAAAACTGCTATGACTGAAACATATGCCCCCATTATTGAAGGCATTCAACATTTGTTTGAAGACCAGTATGTTCCAATGGACCTCACTGGTTCTAAGAAACTTCGTGAAGCTAAGGCTGAAAATGCTGAACTTCAAAAGTCTCTTAATAAACAATTAGCAGAAAATATGCGTTTGATTGATCTTGTTGAAGATTCAAAAAAGAAGGCAACCATTGCTGAAAAGACCTATGGACTTGAACCACAACAAAAGGCAAGAGTTCAAAAATTCTTTGAAAGCAAATCATTGTCTGAAACCAAAAAAGATATTGATGATTATGTACAAATGATTTCTGAACAAACAGAAATGATTCGTAATAATCGTAAAGCTCTTTTTGAAAACAGAACTCGTCCCGTCTCCCGTGCTGTTAAAACTGAAAAAGCACTAGAAAGAGATGATATGATTACTGAAAAATACAAAAAACCATCTGATAATGCTAATAGCTTCATGAAGAAAGCTGCTAGTTTTATGGATGAAGATTAGTAACCAAACCATACCTACAGATTTTGCAGATTTCGCAAATCTTGTAAGTTAAGAATTATAAATAAATTATAAACCAAAAACTCATTTAATAGGAGATAATAAAATGAATACAGTTAAAAAAGCATTGATGGAACGCTGGACTACACAAGCCCCTGCTGTTCTCTCTATTGCAAATATTCAGGATAAGTATATCCGTGAAAATATGGCAAAACTCATGGAAAACCAGCGTTATCAAGATGTTGGAACTGCATTGAATGAAGATTTCGGAATGGGTGTAGGTGCTCCACTTGGTGCTGACCAGGGTATTCCTCATGGTGGTGACTCCAAGGCTGTTTTCGCCCCAATTTCTTTGGCTCTCGTTCGCCGTGTATTCCCACAGTTGTTTGCTAACGTATTAGTTGGTGTTCAACCACTTTCTGGTCCTGTTGGTCTTGCTTTCGCCCTTCGTTATGTCTATAAAGATGCAGGCGACCCAAATAAATTAGTTGAAGCCGCTTGGAAGGCCGTTCCAGAATATTCTGGCTTCTCTGGTTCTACAGCTAACACTTCTGGTGCTCCAGATGCTGGTACCGCTGTTGATACCCAATCCGCTGAAAGCTGGAAGATTACTGGTGATTATGATGAAATTCAGACTCACAATGATTTCTCAACCGGTATCCGTGGTAAAATCCCAGAACTTGGTTTGATGTTCTCTCGTCAGTCTATCGTTGCTAAGAC